GCGGGATTTTCGATTTCACACCAAACACCTTCCTCGGATGCTTTATTGGTATCAAGTTTTGCTAAATCTGTCATGTTTGCGCTCCTTGCGTCTTAGGTTTTATTTGTGGCCCCTATATTTCAAGGGGCCGGTTTATTTATTAAGATGCTGCTTTTGTTATAATAAGAGAATACCCATCTCCCGAATCATAAAGGGCCTGAAAAGGCATATTCATTACAATTGGGCCTTCATCATTTACAGGCACATCCCCACCAGAATATTTGATTCTCGGCATAGTGAATGTGTATGATCTTGTCCCATCAGTAAGCTGAAAAGACAGTGAAGATTCTGTTTCATTGATAAACTTATCAAGCAATGTAGAATTTGCAAAATAAGCCGAAACTGTTCCAGTGATATTTGCTCGGCCATCTACAAGCCCAATAGTTTTATCAGAACCAATTACAGGCAGGGTAGACAAGTTATTACTTAGAGAAAAATCAATACTTGTAATTAGAGCGTTTGTTACGCTTCCTTCTGTCAAAGTCCCAGAAAAAGAATCAAACGGAGAATAAGAAGATTTTGCAGACGCAGCGGGCAATACAGAAGTTGCGCTCGTAATCATTTCTTCACCCATTACATTAAATGTAGAAGTAATAATACCATTAGGGGTGACACTAATATTCCAAGTATTTACTACACAACCAGGAAAAACATGATACTGTGTAATATCGGAAAATTCTTTCTGCAATGTGAATGATCTTTCAGTTGTGCCAGTCACAATAGTATCATCGGTTTCCCATTCTTCATACATTGCGCTTTCAATTATGTCATCAAAAGAATCATAAGAAAGTTCAACAGAAATATCACCAGATACAGACTGCAATCCATGCCGGAGATCTGCAATGTGTCTATCAGACCGGAGTTCATTAGATTGAAAAGAATCTTTTGTAAGATTCACTCCTATACCTGTTACTCTGAGTTCATAGGCGGTACCATCTGTTGCAACAGACCCCCAAGAGTCTTCCATTGCATAAGTTACGCCTACCCTGCTGCCTCTTGCTACATCAACCATTATAGTTCTCCTTAAATTAGAATATAAGTTTCATATCGTATATGGTTTGAATCAAAATACCCGCTTAAAGCGTAGCTTTTGTATATTTTTATTTTAATTTCATCTTCGCCGGAATCTGGGTCAGATGTTAATACCAAATTTCTTGGGAAGTGGTCTAAAATATCATCTACTAAATTTGAATATTGCCCCCACCCACTTTCCCTAACCGCTTTAACTTGTATTGCAAATGTGCCGGATTCAACCTTAAACCCGTTTTCACCGATATTTGGGTATCTTGTTTGTGCCGGAACCAATGCGCTCGTAATGAAAATTTCATCTTCATCGGGATCTAAGTCCAGATTTTCCCTCTTCCAAGTTGGCAATCCAGATAAAGTTGAAAGATGAACATTTAAAGTTTGCTGTATGTCATGAAAATTAGACATTTGTTAAAGCGGCCTCGTTTACAATTGCTTGCCAGTTTAATATTGCTTTTTCCCGCATTCTGTAGGGGCCGGTTGTTCCACCTTGGGCTGCCCAACCATCATGTTCTGCCATCCGCACATAATCCACATCATTTGTGAAATAGTAGGGTCTTTTTCTATTCAATCCTGCCGTTACAGAAGAAATTCTTGACATCACATCTGCCATAGCTGCTGCCCTATTTGCATTTGCTATACTTTCATCTTTTTTCCAGCCTTTTTCATCTACAGACCAAGCAGACATGCCTCCTGAATAACTGTTACTTCCCATAGAATCAGCAGAAGGTGCCCAACTTCCTAAAAGTCTGCCAGTTGATACAGGGGTTTCTTCGGCAATATCTTCAGAAACCATTTTGCATGATTGTCTGTAGGTATTGTCAATAAGCATATTTGTTTTGGCAACAAATTTGTCTATGTCATCTTTAAAAGACATTTACACCTGTATCTTTATAAAAGTTTTTATCAAAGGCACGGCCATTTTGACTTGTTTTTCTTCCCCGTTATCACTTACAAAATCTTTTAAAATATTCGGACTATATACATCTGTTCTTGGCATATCTTCATGTTTTATAAGATAGATTATTTCTCCGGCCCCGAAAGATATTCCAGCCATAATTGACGAAGCAAGTTGGGCCTGTAATGAAGCATCTACCTTAATCGAATCTATTTCATACTCGGAGTAAACTGATTCTTTCATGCCCGTAGAATCATCATAGGAATCCGATACGAACATTTTATAGGTAATAGTGGTTTCCATTCCGCTTCCAAGAATTTTATCCATGAAAGCATTGGCTTTATTTTGTATTTTTGAAAAGTCTCTCAAACCAGGCCGCCTTTTACTCCGGCAATCCAAGGCCCGAGCAGATAATAAACAATATCTAATGGGGCAGAATGTTCAAACTTACTGGCATTGGATAAAGACATTTTGTATCTTACAGTCATAGCCCCGGAAATATTAAAACTCCAAATAGGATATTCAGTTTCGGCCCCGACAGTTCCTTGGAATAATTTGGTATCTACTACTTGATATGCCAGCTCAAATTGAGCATATTTAACTTCCTGCGGATACCCAAAAATATCAGAGCTATAAATAGTTGTGGTTAAATCTGTTTCTTCTTCAATGTCTTCATTTACTTCAAGCCATTCCCCGTCAATATCCAAATCGCTTATTGTCAGATATTCAGTATCACTTCTGACAACTTTAATCATTTGATTGATATAAAGGCCATCATTGACATAATCTTCAAAATCATCAGCAGATGAACTGGTTGAAATAAATCTGTTATTGGATACATTCAATTCTTCTTCATCTATAATCTTGGTATAGGTTATATCATAAAAAGAATCTAATTGCGAATAATCCCCGTTTAACTGATCATAAGTATATCTTGGAAAAGCCAGTTTTTGGGCTTTTGTACATTTAAGGCCACGAAAACTAAATGTATTTAGAACTTGTGCCGCCAACATTAAAGCATATTTCTTCTGGTCATCAGCCAGGTCATCCCAAGTTGCAGAATTACCAAGCCTATCGTATGACGCAAAATATGCTTCAGCCTCAGCTAAAGTCCCATAGCTGTTAGCCGTATGGTATGCAAATGTAGTGACTAAATCCATTTAGTTTTTCCTGTAAAGGGGGCCATTTAGACCCCCTTGTAAAGAGAAATTAACCGTCTGTCAGATCTGCCCAATAAACTGCTACAGTGTTTACATCTGTGCCGCCGGAAATTTCAGCAAAAGAGGATACGATATTATCAGCAGTTACCTTAAAGTATTCTGCGGCAAAAGCCTCATTTTCATCCATATCAACAGCAGCCATAACTTCGGCATTGCCAACAGACACGCCAGTAACTGCCCAAGATGCCGGGGTATGAAGCAAAGTGATACCCCCGGAAGGAATATCATCTTCAGGGCAATCAACCAAAGGCATATCAAACCGAACCCATTCCCCGCCGGAGTCTACCTCGGCTACCTTAAAAATGCCGTTGTTTTCGGTTTTGTAATCTTCCCAGCCGGACATCTTTACAACATCATCTGCGGTCAGGGAAGCAAAAGCATCCGCATCACTGGAAGTATCATAAAGTTTATTTTTCAAAACTTTAAGCTCAGAAATACCACTAAGGGTACTATTGCTTGCCGCAACGTAATCAGCAGCGTCCTCAATAATAGTGACCCTAAACTGTTCCATATAATTTTTCATCTGTCTTCACTCCTTATTCAGTTAAGCCCCTTTCGGGGCTTTATTTATTTAGATAGAAATATTGTCAACTTTAACAATAGCGTCGGCCTCTTCTGCCTGGATCGCGATTCTCATAGTAAGAACAACAATCAAGGTTCTTTCCCGAATATCCTTGTCAGTCTCAATCATGATATCACGCTGAATACCGAAAATCAGGTTCTGCGGATAGGTGAAGAGGATTTCATCATTCGGCATAAGGGCAGCAGGCGCAATCGGAACACCAAAAGCAGTTACAGTAGGCCGATTCAGGTAGAAATCATCACCAGCACCAGTTGAACGACCAGCCAAGGTATCCCTATATTCAATAACATTATGCCAACTCATCAGAAAGTTCATAGCGGCAAGATTTCTCAAATACTGAGTAGGCATTTCCTGCAATGCAGATTTAAAGACATCTTTGTCAATGGCATTAAGAGTGGTCCCATCAACAGTATGCCCTGCAAGGGCCAAAGCACCATCGAACAGAGCCAGATAAGAATCAGCAGAATTGGTGTCACCATTAATAAGCAGTTCTTCAAGATCAAGGCTTACACGACCAGTAAGCATCTGCATAATGGTATTTTCCAAGCTGCCTCGCTCAATGGAATCTTCCAGAGCGTCATACGGAATATGAACTTCAGCAATAACTTCTTCAGTTTCAAGGTTAACCTGGCCGAAAGCAGGACGGACACGTTCATCTGCTTTGAGCGCCACACCAGAACTCGGAGCGGCCCTAAGAATACGAGAACCAAAACCAATGGTGTCAATATTCATTTTGGGGCTTCTCATTTGAACGGTACGAACATTACCAATAAGGGTAGGCTCATCGATCAATTTACGGTAAAAGGTGTCGGACTGTTCCGGGTTCAGATACCCGCCGTCAGCAATCATCTGAGCAACGGCCATATCCGCTTTTTCAATAATGGTACGAGAGTTTGTCATCTTTAATATCTCCTATTAAACAAATGTTTTAAACTGATTGCGTTTACTTGCAACCGTTTCAGTTTTAGTTTTCTTTTTATCTTCATCAATCTCACTATTCCTGGTTTTGGCAGTGTTCTTGATGGTTTCAATTTCGGTTTTCAAATCTTCAACCTGTTTTTCAAGGTCTTCTTTCTTGGTATAGAGCTCGAACTGTTCATTCAAAGAAACATTAAGGTCTTCTTTCATCTTATTTTCAGTTTCAGAAACCTCTTCTTTCACAAGTTTAACTTTTTCTTCGAGCATTTCATTAAACTTGACCAGCATTTCTTCTTTCAGATTTTCTTCAAATTCTTCGGGGTCAAAAATCAATTCATCTTCTTTCTCAAGGAATTCTTTAACCAATTCGCTTTTAATCTGGTATTCACCAAGGACATCTTCGGCTTTCATTTCAGCCAAAGCAGCTTCAACATACTTGGTAAAATTACCTACAGCCGACATAATCATTTCTTTACGATTTTCTGCTTCGGGCTGCCGCATAGTGCCAAGCACAATGTCCATCATGGCAAACATAGAATCGGCCACTTTTTCCATCGACTCATAATCCATTTCTTTTTCAATGGGGTCAGTTTTTGATTCTTCTTTCAGGTCAACTACAATAGCAAAAGCACTGTCATCCAGTTTTGCCATTTTCTTAGTTTCGAGGTCAACTTCATCGTCTTCGATCTGTTTGTAGATATCGTAGCCTTCAAGGGCATCTTCTACCTTTTCCTCGACCGAAAAATTATGTTCTGACATAATTTCCTGAAGTTTTTCCTCTGTAACATCCTTAGATACCAGGATGCTATAGATTGCTTGTTTAGGCATAGCATTTTCTCCTTTGACTTCACCTTTGATAATTTTAAAAGGCTGTCTGTTAGCTGCATGTCCAACAAGCGAAACGAATTCAACATCCACTCCTGTCATGAAAGCTACGTCAGCCTCTGTAATAATACTTTTAACTTTAGCCATTATTTATCCTCATTTATATCTACAAGATGACTATGGCCGAGTTCCATATCCGTGGCCGTGCCATAAGTAATGGTATGGGAATGGTTTTCTACGACATCCGTCATGCCTTTTTCAATTTGGCCGTCATTGTTGTACCAAATAATAAAATTGTGCTTATGGGCCGGGATTACGTCTTTGTTCAAATTGTCTTCGGTTTCACCCATAATCTGCTTTGCTACTTCAAGTAAAACCCTTTGGGTGTATTTTTGGGAATAGCCTCCAAAAGAAAAACCGTTAAGTTTGCCCTTGACAACTTTATCAAAAATTTCGTCAGTGCATTTAACGGCCATCACCCAAGAATGATCGGGGAAATCAGGGTCATTTTTTTCTGTCATATAGGATTCAACGACATAACAACCACTTTGCTGCCAATCGTGCTGAATATCAATGTTCTGTTCTTTTCGCAGGGCCAAGAAATTCCAGCAAGCCTTTTGAACGTCCTCTTTAGTCATGGTTTCGCCATCGGTGTCAACTTGGCCCGCCGAATACACGATCCCCTTTACAACCTTATGAATTTCATCTGTTTTTTCTATCTTTACGAATTGGCTGGCCGATTCTTCTTTTTTATCAGAATTATCCCAAATTGCAGATGCAACAGATAACCGCTGCTCATTAGTGCTGAACTCATTTATAATAGATGGGCTTTCAGAAGCTCGTTTGAGAAATTCATCCCGGTCTTCATCTTTTCGGGGTTTTGGCAAAGGCATAGGTAATCCTCATATTTAGATATCTACATAAGTTGATATGTTTGTGCATAAAGATACAACGGGGCTTTGGCCTTGTCAAGGGGGGATGTACATTTTATGTATAGGGAATGTACAATTTATGTACATAGGTAGGAAGAAAATAAAAAAGCCTTATCAAATCAATGATAAGGCTAAGGGGGAAAGGTACTTGAAATGTACCTTTTATGTATGGTTACTTTAAGTTAAAAGTTTTTGCCATTCGTCATTTATTATTTTCCAATATTCATGGCCTTCTTTGGATTTGGCCCAATCAAAAGCTCCTAAAATCCAATCTTCAGGAAGGGTATCGTAGGTGAAAGAGAAGAAAGAATATCGGCCTTTTTCAACATAAGCCAAGTTATGCATATATTGCCGATAAACATTGCAATTTGTTAAAAGGTCTATGAGCTGCTTTTCTTTTTTTGTATACATTACAGCCCGGCTTCCTCATCTAATCTTTTAAACAAAAAATCTCTGGCAATAAAAGAAATATATTTATTTACATCTTTTTGGGTAAGCCCTGCTTCTTCTATAATATCAGAGTCTTCTTTATGAACATCTGCAATAACATTTCTTAAATAATCACCAGTTTTTTTAACATCCCCTTCACCACCATTTATTGTATCGAAAGTTTCATTGTACATTTGTTCTAAACGCCAAATCGGGGTTATTTTATCTGCAATTTCTCTGGCCTTGCTAATCTTATCTGCATCAAGTTGTGTGATCTTTTTGACTTTTGCTTTGAAAAAATAACAAATATAGTTATAAACAAACTTAAATACTATGCCTTCGCCTATACCTGAAATTCCAAGTTGTTTCGCAACAGGGCATTCTGTTTCTATTTCATACACAATTTGTTCTATTTCATTATTAGCCTTTTCTGGGGTGTTAAAATCAATTTGCACTTTTTTGTAGGGGGCAATATAAAAAATTCTGTGTTCTTTTAAATCTTGTTTAGAGAAAAACGGATCGAAATCGGCATCAAAAAACCAAACGGCATCTTCCCAGGTTTTTCTTAAAATTTTTGCCCCAAAAAGAAACCATGCTTTATCTATTTCACAAATGGCAGCCCCTTTATTAATCCCCTTGCCACAAAATTCCCCAAACAATGCAATCTCATCTTCTTTT